GCCATTAACTTCTCGCAGAATTTTAAAGCTTGTTTAATTGCATCCCTATCTAATGCAATATAAATTTTATCTACTACAGATGTAACTATCTTTTTCATTAAACTACTCTGTATGTTTTTTCCTAATAGTGGGATTGCGTTTCTTTTTATAGCCATAGCATCAAATAGCCCTTCACATAAAATAATTGGTATATTCCAATTAATTAAATGTTCATTAGGTACTACATCTCTACTTGCTGATGGATTTCTGTATTTAACATATGGTTCTTTTTCAAATGAACGAGCAGTAAAATAATTTAATCTACCATCTACATCATATGTTGGGAGTATAATCATATTTTTATATAAACCTTCTTTACAATAACCTATGTTATACTTTATAATATCGTATTTACTCACGTGTCTATTTTTTAGGTACGCAAGCGCGTGTCTAGCCATAATATCGCTAGTATCAACGTTATTTAGGCTAATATATTCATTTGGTAATATAACGGTAGATACAATCTGTGTTTCTTTAATGGATTTTGAAGTTACAACTAAAGATTTAAGTTCTGTAAATTTACTTACATCTGCTTTTAATTGTTTAAATAAATTGTATATAGTAGTACCTCGCATATCGCAAGCCCAACAATGCCAAGGGTTTTTACCTTCACGGTTTTCAGTTAGATTAACTTCTAATTTTGGTTTGTGGTGATGACAAAAGGGACAATGGTAAGCATAGTTATTTCGAGCAGTTGCCTTGCCTGAACCCAATACAGAGTTTACTAACGTAACTAATAATTGATTTACCATATGTGGTAATATATGAAACTATTTCCGCTCTTTCACGAGATCTTCAAATTCAATATCTTTTAAATCTTTTGTAAAAAATTTACCTAAAATATTGTCATTAAAAAATTCGTCTGGTTTTTCTAACACTTGATAAAGCATTTGATATTTAATTTCAAAATATGTCATTGATTTTTTATCAGGACACATTTTTAAAATTGTACGTTCGAATTCATCTTTTTTACCTTCTAATAGTAATTGTTTAATATCTTTTTGGGAACCATAATAGTTCATCCAATCTGATTCTTTAACTACTAATTTGTATGAAGGTCTTCTACCAACAACCCCAGTTATAGCTGCTAGTTCTTTTTTACCTAATTTTTTCTTTTGGTTATGAAATAATACTTTTTTCCCAATATATGACTTACCCGAGGGTTTATGTGTTGTCATGTAAACGAAACCGAATGTATTTTCTGGGAATTGAGTAATATCTCCTATTTCATGTTGTTTATAGGTCCAACTCATTTGTATATTTTGTGATTATACATATTAACCGATTCCATCCCAATGAACTTTTTCAGGAGATAAATGAATACAATGAGTATTTAAAGATATTACTTGATAAAATAATTGTTTAAATACATAATCATCAGTCCCTGCATTATTAGACATTGTAGGATATACTTGATATAAATTTTCATAAACTTCCTTTAAAGCTTTTAAGTTAAATAATTGGAAATAACCCCAACCTAACCATTGTTGAACTATTTTATTTTCCATTTTAAATACTTCTTTAAAACTAATTTCATTAAGATTTTCATCCCCATTAAGATTAATTCTACCCATTGTATATAAATAAAGTGCATCGGGCATTATACCTAATTCATGTTTATGCGGTAATACACGTTCTAAATACGTATGTCTGAGTTTTCCATTAATATGCGTTGAATTAAAGGTTGATGGAAAATTATCGTGTAATAAAACGTCTGCATCTATATGACAATACCATTCTTTATCTTTACCTAAGTAATCAAAACCTTCATTTATTGCTGCTCCTTTATTAAAAACTCTTTTGTATATTTTTTTAGATAAAATATATTCTAAATCATGTTTTTTACAAAGTTCAATAGTATCAGTATCATCTTCATGAGTTACAATAACCCATCTTTTAAAAAATCTTTTGTTAGAAATACAGTGTTTAAGATAATGAGAAAAATTTATACAGACTGTGACTGCATTTATATCAATTGGTACCATAAAATATAACTAATTAAAAATAAAACTTTTTACGAATAATCGTGCCACAAACTATAATCTAGGTGTGGATATAAATCTTTTATTGCTGCTACATCAACCGCAAATCTAGGTTTTAATGTATCTATAGTAGACTGTTCTATTTCACCATCATAATCTCCAACAAATATTTTATCAAATCGTTGGTCTTGATAAAAATGTTCAACACCTAAAAAAGTACATATTTTATTATATTCTCCAAGTGGGTCTGCTGCTATACTTTCTTGTAATGCTACATATATTTTATCTGAACCTACATCCGTTAACCAAGTTGTTAGATTTTCATTATATAAACTTCTTTGAAAAATATTACTTGCAGAATAATTATTTACTACAGTATCAAATGATTTACCATAAGCATAAGATCCCCAAGTAGGATTTTTTTCTTGTATATGATTAAAATGACTGTAAGATCTACTAATTGGGTCCCTTAGTAAAATAACAACCTTAGCATCTGGTAAGTCATTAGCAATACGCGATGAGGCACCACCATTACTAATTTCATTTAAACCAAAATAGTTAGGTGAAGATTCTCCTATTGCCTCTTTTTTTTGTGGGAAAAAAGTTTTATAAACATTTAAACCTAAAGCATAATTTTCATCTCTATTAAAGAAATCCATTTCTTTGTTTCCTTTATTTTTCATACAACCTACCCAAGAACCTGTTTGTTCAGCATAGTTGTATTGTTCGTGGCTTAAAACTTTGTTTTTCCAATAAGTAGTTGTTACATAAATATCTTGATGTTTATTTAAGTTAAAAGCAGCAGCTGTTGTTCCTGCTTTCATAACTCCTGCTATGATAAAATTTGGTGTGTTAGAATTCATAATAATATTTGTTATAAATATACGTTGTTTTTTTTGTGTTTACAAATTATTTTTTAATCTTTCAGCACCTTTCCAAGATGCCGTTGCTTCTTTATCTTTTCTTGTCCCAACTACCATTACATTATATTTTCCATCCTCGTTAGAAGTAACTTTAATTTTTGTAGAACTTAAGTTTACTATACCAAAAGCTTTTCCAAAATGGCCATCAGCACTAACCCATAATTGGGTATTTTCATTTAAATACCTATAATATTCAGGTAAGATAATTTCTGCTTCATTATTTTCAGTAGTTATAGAAAATCTATACATTGTATCACCTGCAGTTGGGGATTCAATAGAAGTATGCCATAACTCATATGTAGCTGTTTTTTCTGGGTCTGGGTGAGGTATTCTAAATGATTTCACTGCTGCATTTGCTGTTCCACTAATATTTAAATTTCCAAAAGCACATACATTACAAGTATATAAAGTATTGGCTGCAGTTGTTGTTTTATTATCAGTAGCTATAATAGCAGAACTATTGTGGCCTGCAGCTACAATATTATTTTGACCTCCTATAATAGAACTAAAGTTACTACTACATACAGTATTAAGACACCCTCCAAATACTTGACCTGATGTTGAGGCGTATACTCTATTTTGATAACCTCCTATAATTGAAGAATAATTATTTGATCCTGTAATGCGATTACCATTACCACCTCCTATAAGATTATGTACATTACTTGTATTTGTTGTAAGAATTTGATTTCCTTTCCCACCAAGTATTGTAGAAGATTGTAGTTGTGAATAAAATGCTTGTGATCCTGATATGGAATTATTAATACCACCTGCTATAAAGGAATTGCTTACACCACAAATTAAATTATTATTACCCCCATGAATAGCATTATTTTGTAAAAACTTTGCTTTTGAGTGAATAGCATTACTATTACCACCCATTATAGAATTACTTTTAGTTGATTCCCACGGGGCACTTATTATTTGGTCGGAAATTATACTATTAGATCCACCACCTATAATAGCATTTTTTTCGGAACTACCTTCTTTATCAATAATTGAATTAGAACATCCTCCTACTAGTGCATTATTTTTTGTTGCTTTTGTACAACCACTTGCACCTCCTGTACCTTCACCACAAATTCTAAGAAAAGTACCACCTCCTATAAATGAATCATGGACATATTTTAAAATGCAATTACTTGCACCTCCTGCTATAGTATTATTAGCACGTAAAGAACCTGTTGCAGCACAAACTATATTACTTGAACCACCTAAAATTGAATTACCACAACCTTGAATTCCTTCATAACCACATAATGTATTAGTAAATCCACCAACAATAGTACCTAATGAAGAAGAAACAAAATTCTTTTCACCCCCTCCTATAAAACTACAAGCTCCTGAAGCTGTATTACGTAAACCTCCTACTATAGAAGTATTAAATGTTGCTGTTGATGATGATATTATGTTGCGTTGTCCCCCTACAATATTATTAAGTGAACCTCCACCTTCTATAACATTTAAACAACCACCTCCTATAAAACTACAGCTAGCTGATGATGAATTATTTACTCCTCCTACTATAGATGAATAATTTGAACTAGAAATTATATTTTCACAACCCGTACCTATAAAATTGTAACATTGGGTGGAACCAGTTATTATATTATTACATCCACTTCCTATCATACTATGTGCAGTAGTAACTTTATTAGCTCTACCTGTTAAAATTGCAGAGCAACCTGTTCCTACAGGAGTTTCAACACAGTTATTGAATCCAGTTATAATAGCGTTGCAACTACCTTTAGTTATTTTATTAGATGCACCACTCCCTATGACTGAACCATCAGCCTGTATTATACAATTTCCACTACCATTACCAATAAAATTATAAGATTTGCTAGATCCATCTATGCAGTTGCTAATGCCTCCAATAATTATACCGTATCCTCCTAGTCCAGATATATTTATAGTATTTGTAGTACCCCCTCCAATAAAACTATTACAAGCTTGAATATCATTTCTACATCCACCTACAATAACATTACAACCAACACCCGCTGCATTATTACAAAGTCCACCTCCTACAAAACTATATGCAACTGAGGCTGTGTTTAATTGACCACCTACTACTATAGCCTTGGTTGATGTTGCCCGGTTTCGATCTCCACCTCCTATAAAACTATTCTGTCCATCTGCAACGTTATCATTACCACCAACTACTACACTAAGAGCCGCAGAGGCAGTATTTCTAATTCCATTTCCTATAAAAGTACATCCTCCACTAGCTAATTGGCAAGCACCATTAACAATAGTACTAAACTCTCCAGAACTTGTATTTTGAAAACCAGATACAACTATACTAAGACTATCATCAGTTATATTACGTATTCCAGATCCTATAAAACTAAAACAACTATTTATATTATTATCATTACCAGTTCCTATAAAGCTATTACAAGTATCATTTATTTTATTCCTCAAACCCGATCCTATAAAACTATATCCTGATCCAGTTATATGATTATTTGATCCATTTACTATAGCAGAATATTGTGCCCCAGTTGATACACTACCTGAAATTTTGTTAGCATTTCCAGATCCTATAAATCCAAATTGTGCCGAAATAAAACTTGTTTGAGGTGTTCCTATAAAATTATTACAAGCATTATAATTAACTGCTTTTATTGTGTTTGTAGATCCACCTATTATTGAGGATTTAGAACCAGTAATAATGGAGTTATCACAACCCCCTCCTATAAAAACAAAACTTGAATCACTTTGAATAAAATTATTATCACCAGAAGCTATTGCAGAAGCTGATCCTGATGCTTTATTAGCATTAACCCCAAATAGTAATGGTATTATATTACTAATACTTGATCCTGTTCTATATACACCACCACCGCTACCACCTGCAGAAGATGGCATTTTAAATATTTGACCCGTAGTATTATCATAAGATAAAACATAGGTTTTAGTTTGTTGTAAAAGTGTATCAGGTTTTATAAATTGTGATCCAGTTACTTTAAAAGAACCAGATACTGAAATATCATAATCTTGTTGGTTTGCCGCTGAAAATGCCTCTATAGATTGAGAAACATGAGGTGCTTCTACAATTTGTCCAGTTACTACTTCTGAAGAATATCCAATTGTTTTTGCCATTTTAATTATTGTTTATTATAAATATAAACTATCTATCTATATTCACTAAAATTGTGGTATCAGTTGTAGGAGATGATTGTAAAGGTTGAGATAATTTACCTACAGCTAATAATTGATAATTTTCATCATATAAACCTACAGTTGTAATATAAGGTTCAAAGTAAGAACTTGTTACAAAACCCAATGGAGTACCAATAGAAGCAGTATTTTCCCATTCTATATTACTACCTGAAAACTTTGTTGGGATTTGGCTTCCTGTTATAGCACTTGGGTTTAATGAATAATTAAATTCATTTTCATTTATAGTACATTGGTATTGGGTTTCAAATAATTTATATGAACTAGAAAATGACATAGTTACATCACTACTTGTTATCCAAGCGTTAATAAAGGATTCTTTTTCTACTCTATTACCACCATAAAGGTTTGTTCCATAAACTGCAGTACCATAAGTAGCATTTAATTCACTTCCTACTGTTATTGAATCAAATAAAGTTACAATACCATGTTGATAAATTATATTACCAGCCATATACTCGTAACCAGTAACTGGTGAGTTAGGATGTTTCCATAATAATCTTCCTTCGCCATCATCTTTAATTGAACCACTAGGTCCAGTTAGTAAAAAGGATTCAGGTTGAATATAATCTCCCCATAATTTAGATGGAATAGAAATTACTCCTATAGAAACAGAAGAAGTTGCTAAACTAGATGTTGGAAAATCTTTATTAGGCCAAAGTGTTGTTTGTTCGTAATTGTAAAAATTAGATTGTTGTATACCCCCAATAATAGTATTACCTACTACATTAGCACCTAATAAAATACTTGATGTTATTGCATCTTGAGTAAATCCCCCACTACCAGATAAATAATTTGTATAATATAATTGTTTTATTGAATCGTATACAAGTACTTTTGAAATTTGTTGTCCTGGTATATTACCAGTAACATCACTTCCTGATAAGATATAGCTGCCATTTTTGCCTAGATATCTATCAATTTCAACATTAGAGCCTGTTAGGATATCTCCTCCTATAAAGTAAAATCCTTTATTTACCTCAAATGGAGATATTATTAAATCCTGTGCATTGAATTGTTTGTAAGCGCTCATTCATTTTAGAAATCTAGTTTCACTCTAACAAGAGCTTCTTTTGTAAAATCTTTTTGTATTGGTTTTGATAATTTAGCTACAGCTAGTAAATCATTTGAATCGTTATACATTCCTACTGTTGTTGGAAATGTTTGCGGATTATTAATAAAATAAGAATAAATTACTTCACCAGTTGACCCTGATATAAATGATGGGTTTTCTGTGTAATTAAATTCATTATTTCTTGCTCTAATAAAAACGTAATCTGATGAAATTGTTTCTTGACAATTTAATTCAAAAGTATTACCTGAATCATTAGAAGCAGATAGTTGTAAAGAATCATATAACTTTGATGGGTTATTTTCATTTACATCAGATGTTCTTAGTGTACCTAGATTAATACCTCCACCCCCAGGAGAATTATCATTTAATGCTGATGCATTTAGTAATATTGTTGAGATATCGGGGCAAAACCAACCATAAGAACCACTAGCAGGAGTAAACCCATTTCCACCTAAAGCTGAATTGTAAGCAACTCCATCTGAGCCACTAATCATTTGGTATACTCTTTGAGTACCATAGTATTCAGGTAATGTTACCATTCCGGAATTATCAGTTAATTGTATTTGGTTTGCAGAACCATTATTACTTCCAGATAAAACTAAATTAATAGTACCAGGAAGTAAGGATTGTTTATATCTTGCTCTTTCAACACTTATAGCATAAAAATCATTTCCACTATCTCCACTACCAGTAAAAGTATCCCCCCAAGTAAAAGAAGAATTTTCATCTTCTAAAATTAAAGTTCTATATTGACCATATATTGTTGTTGTTGGAGATACAAAAGGTACAGAAGCATCAAAATTTACACCACCACCACCATTTTTGTTACCGTATGCAATTTGAAATTGGATAGCAGCAGTAGCATCTTCAGAACCTGTTTGATAAACACTTAAATAATAAGGACCTGAAGATCCTTCTCTTTGCACTGATGAGGTAAAAAAAGTATTTAGTGCTGGGGAATTATTACTCCATACTGTTGAAGTTACTGAATCTGAACTTACTACAAAATCTTCTGGGTCTAATCTTTTAAAAGCCATGTTTTTATGATGTTAAGGATTGTTTTGTTATTGTTACTGGGATTGTTAATCTAGCACCACTATCTAACCCTGTTACTGTTAATGTTGTTCTTAATATAGAATTCGCACCAAATAATGTATTAACTGTTGTTGCTGTTATATTTACTTGAGTTCCGATTACTGTTTTAGAAACACTTGTACCAATTGTTTGAGTTGCATTTTGGTTAGCTGTTGTAGCTGCTTCTGATTGTATACCCTGTCCCACAAAACTACTAAATAATCTTACATCTCCAATAGTTGCACTATATCCTGATGTTTCAAATGTTTGTTCATTACCTAAATAATTTAATGTTTGAGGTGTAATAGATAATAAAGCACCTTGTTTCATTGTTATGGCTGCATATCCTAAATCTAATACAGGTAATTTAGCTGTACCTCTAGGTAATGTAGTTAATTTATATTTCATAATTTGAAGCTCACTTGGAAATGCTTCTAATAGAGGCATGTTATCAATGGCTTCACCATAATATGCTGATCCCGATGGATGATTTGGGTTATAAAGTGTATAATCAATTTCATCATCCCCTAAGGCAAATTGTGTTATTTGAAAAGAACCATCATTACGAGATAATGCCTCTCTTCCTTTTGTAGTTAATATAGCATCAACTGTTACTACTGCGTTGTTTAAATATCCCATTATGTTGTTTTTATATAAATATTGTTATATGTCATAAATATGTGTTTTTATTAAGATTCTATAATTCCTTTAGAAATTAAATCATTTACTATTACAGAGGCACTTTTTATTAAATATTCTGTAGGGAAATCTGGGTATAATATCCCAGGGGTATCTGCAATTTCCAAACTACTTAAAGAACCAGTATACGAACCATCTTCACTACTTCCTGATGGTAAAGTAGCACTACCAGTTAATGCAAATGAACCACTTGAACCTGGTCCAAAATTAATTGTACTTATACTAGCACTTGCTAATGAATCATATGGGAAGGGTTGTTCCAAATATAATGAATTAGGATTTACAATTGGTCTTCTTACTAAAAAGAAATCTTTATTAATAGAGCCATCAACTGGTTTGTCAACTTTAATTTTTAGTCTATTTGCTCTATCAGGTGTTGCTTTATTATTTTGTGGTGGAAAAACTTCCATAATTTTATATGTAAAGTTTTCATTATTACCAAATCTAATTTCATCACCAATTTTTAATTCTAATGGATATTCTATATTATCAAAACTTGTGGTTGATGGTTCTATACCTCCTGGAAAATATTCTGAAGGTGAAGGGAAATATTCTAAATCAGCTTGTCTAAATGATTGTCCGTAAGCTTCATTCATATTTGAAGAAGACATTACTAAGTGTTGTGATGATGATATTGTATTACCTCCACCAGAAGAACCTGAAAATACCCAATATGGTGCTGATGCAGTATTAGCTTGTGATAATAAATGATCATATGCTCCTACACCTTCTACCATAATAGATGTATACTGTCCCTCAAAGTCAAATGGGAAGAATAATCCTTGTCTATAACCACTTTTAGCATTTTTAAAGAAACCTTTATATCTCCAAGAAATTTGATCTCCAACTTTAATAGTATGGTTACCACTATTAGCTTTAATATTCCATTCTAAAGCTGCAATATCATATAAACTATTTCTCCATAACCCTAAATCGTATAAAGTTTCATACATCTCCCAATCAACAGAACATCTAATTCCTCCTGTAGGGACAGGAACATAAGACCATAACCATCTATTTCTTCTCCAAGATATTCCTTTAAAATCTTTTCTTTTTACTTTTTCATAATTTACTATGTTTATCATTTGAAACCAACCATAATTTAATACACTTCCTAAATCTCTAACTCTTCCATCTATTGTATAAACTGTACAAGTTATATCTTCTAAATTAAAAGGTTGTTCTGTATTTAATGCTGGTCCATTTGTATAATCATTACCAATTGAACCTGTGTACATATGGAATTCAAATTGTAATTCATCTCTTACTCTTTTTGTTTCACTAACAAATGATGTTACAATTGAAGCATCCACAGTTACAATTTGTTCATTAGGTAGATCATCACCAACACTATATCCCAATCCATTATATTGGTTTAAAGGATATACTGCTGCACCATAAGTACCATTACGTTGCCAAGGATTAAAAGTATTACCTGGAATTGCTGGTTGTGCAGTAGGAAGAGGAGGATTTAACATAAAATCAACTGATTGTACCGGATTTGTAGTAGTAACACTTGCTTCACCTAAAGCATTAAATCTAGAAAATACTTGGGCACTTTCATCATCATTATCATATCTTGAAATATATCCAGATCCTGATAATGGGATTACATTAGTGTAATTATTACCTGCATTCTGTGAATACATAATGGGTGTAACATACTGCATTAGTCTACTTACTGGAGCAGGTGATCCTAATACTTTAAAATTATTTTTACCTGATTTAGGTGCAATTTTTGCTAGTGTAGCATCTGGGAATACTGATTCAAAAGTATCTATACTTAATTGATCTAATGAAGGAGGTAAAGCGTTACCTTGTTCATCAATTAAATAGTTTAAATTAACTCTTGTTAGATTATTTATATTTGGATACGGATCATCTAAATCATTAAAATACCCAAAGAATGCATCTCTTAACTCTACTGTTGGTAACTTACCAAATGTACCCGTATCTCCAATATTCCAAACATTTAATTGTTGGCTTGTTGATTTTGAACCATTATATCTAGGGTTAATAGAACGAGCTATAGTATAATTTGATTCTGGGACTGATGCTCTAACCGCACTACCAGATAAAATTTGTATAAAATTAACTGGGGCTAATGAACTAGAAAAATATGTTGAATTACCTTGCCAATTATAATCTATATCCATTAAAAACCCATTTATTCTTTGATTAACAAAATTATTTAAAAGGGGTTGACAATCCGTAGCAAATTGGAATGGTAAAATATTATCTCCAATAAAAGTAGGTATTATAAATACTGTATCAATAGATTGTTTAAAGTTATTAGCTTCATTTAAGAGGTTGTTATTAGACATTCTACTTGCATCATCATAAAGAGCCCATTGAGAACTACTGTTATATATACTCATAGAATATCCTGTAATATCTAAACCATAATTAAAACTTTTATTAACAGCTACTCCCATTCTAAAAGTATCTCCTATTTTATAATTATGAGTATTTAAATCTAAAGATCCAGACATAGTTGCTACACCTTTATCACTTGTAGGATCCGAACCTAAAAATACATCTTGAAATGCTACTGTTTGTCCTATTGTATTAGTTGTTGATGGTGTTGTTTTTGAAATTAATATAGAAGCTGTTACAAAATCAACACCTGAAAAATTACCTTGTACTGAGTGGGATACTATTAATTTAGTACCACTATCTATATTATTAGGTAAAGCTATATTACTATTATCAGAATTATTCCAATTAAAAGTTGTAGTATAATTATTTCGTGGGTGGGAAAAATTAGACATACTATATTCTATATAAAAAATAGAACCAGTATCATCTTCATTTATAATAGTTGAACCATTCCCACCAATTTTGCTTGGCCAATTTACTGATCCATCACCATTATCACCATGGTAAGGATGAAGAATATCTAACATAGGACTATAGGAAGAAAAATCGACGGTTTCTGTAAATGAAGCTAAACCAGTAACAACTGAAAACCCTTTTGGGTTTGTTGCAGTACCAGTACCTGCCCCAGGAGTTAAAGTATAATTAATAGTAGCAGATTGGGTAATTAATTGGGGAAGGTTTGGTGAATTACCTGTTGTAGAATCAGCACTACCACTTAATCTCATTAATCTAGGAGTTATATCAACAGTTGCCCCTACCCTTAAACTTGCATTAGTTAATAATACAACGGATTGGTTGGTTGGGTTAGTGATTGATGTTCCTTGATTAGATGCAAAAAATGGAGGAGTGTTAGCAGAGTTATTTGGGTCCTTTGTCCACCCAAAACCTGGATTTACATTCCCTGTTGTTAAAACATCAAAAGCATTTGAAGTTGGGTATATAACCTGGAAATCCATTCTATAGTTTGTAATTTTGTAAGTTGTGGATGGAGCATCCACACCCTTTACAACGGGTTTAACAAACAAGAAATGGGTTGTATTATTTGCACCATTTGGTAATGGAGCATTGAAAAATGTGTCAAAATTTGCAAGACCTGCTGATGCTGTTACTTCCCATCTACCTGATGGGTTACCAAATTGATCTTCACCTTCAGTCATCCATTTTGTTGCTCCATCTGATACTACGTAAGGGGCTGAGGGTGTGGAGTTATTAAAGGTAAAAAATTCACCTTCATATTGGTTACCACCACCCATAGAACCTATACCAGTAGTAAAGTTTTTAAGTCTATTTCCAGTACTACTACCACCATCTTGAGCTAACCCATAAACACTACAAGAAAGGTTTGTTCCTGTGGGGGCTTCTATAGTATATGTAACTACTACTTCGTGAGTAACAATATTTCCCGTTGGAGGATCAAGTGCAGTTCCTCCACCTATTCCTGCAAACCCTCCTGCCATAAGTTGGATTTGGGTTGCTAACCATCTAAAAGCCAATCCTACAGAACCATCTGTAGTGCTATTAAATATGTTATATGTAGAATTTTGAATACCACTTGTATTAAACTGAAAATTTTCATTTGGTACATAAAGACCTGAACCAGATAATGATGTATTTGAAGAAAATAAGTCTGGTATTGGTGTAGAAGTTTGATTAAAAGTTAATTCTGGAAAATACCAATCAAAGGATGCTGTACCTGGATTTGTAAATTGGGGATGTCCAGGAAGTATTGTAGAATTTGGTTTTTGAGCTTGAGCTGGGGTAGAAGGAGCATATTGTGGGTATTCTATTGGTCCATTACCTGCAACAGCAGTAATTGAATTATCATACCATGAAGCTGAACCTCCTGGAAGATTAATATCATAAAAATTAGCATTTAAATCTTCAACAAATTGAGTATTTTGCAATTCTACGGATGTAGGAGCAGGTCGATATACAGACATTGTATTACCTACAACAGCGCCTCCAGATACTGTATTTTCTTTCATTGCAAACTGATGGTCAAATGCCACAGTTGAACTTGGGTTTGCATTACCCTCATGGTATAAACCAGATGAAGTAATTACATTAGTAAATCCTAATTCTGATGCTGAATAGTGTATAGAACAACTAAAATAAAATGGGGTATTTGGAGTTTTTACAATATTATATCCCCCATAACCCTTATACAACGTTGGATTATTAATTATATCTAATGTTGTTACATCTTTCTCCCCAGGATTAAAAGCTGATAAAACATCTATTTGTGGGTTTTGTCCAATCGTATTAGCAGACGTGTTCCCTTCTTGGTCCCCAAAGAAATATACATTTTGAGTTGCATTAATAACAGGATCATGAAAGTATCCTTGGGATGTAAGATCATTAGTTCCACTTTGACTATAACTACCAGTAGCATTATCTAAAGTAAAATCTTCTTGCCCCCCATTATTTGTAATTGTTATATTTGCATCTAAAGCCCTATTTGCTACATTTAATAAAACATGAGATCCATAGTTTATAACACCTTCTATTAAATATTTACTAGTTCCTATAATAATAGTTGATCCTTGAGATAGATATTCTCCTACTTCAAGACCATTAATATCTTCATTTGCTACTTTTATAAATTTTACTGTTGATGGTGAATTTAAATATAAATTATCTGGGTTGTCTAATGAAGAACCTATCCAAATATATCCTTTAGGAGGTATATTTGCGGGGTCTACAAAGGTATTTGAAACAACAGCTCCATCTGTACTATTATCAAAACCAAAATAAATAGGTTTATAAATAGCTCCTTGATCTGTTACTTTTAAATAGGGTTCACAATCAGGGTTTAAAACTTGATCCGTTACTTCAATAAAAGAACCACTAAATATACCATTATAAAATTCTGATTGGTCACTATGTATTTGACCATATCTAATTCCTTTATAAGAAGCACTAATAAATTGTGAGCTACTTTGATTAAATAATAAACTATTAATTACAGATCTATCTATTGCCCCATAATCAAAAGATTCACTCCAACTTTGTGTTAAGAAAAATCTATTATCTGGTCCTAAACCTTTAGAACCTGATTGATATGTTGTTATACTATTGTAATTTTCAAATGACCCTCCAGTTCCTCCACTAAATTTATAAATAGATGATCCTGAGGTAGAATATTGTGGGAAATCAGACGAACCAGAACTATAATTTTTAGGTAAATTTACTACTAAACCTTCATAATCATGTAATGATGATGTTACTTGAGCTGGTCTTAGTCTGTTTCTTTCTAATAAATGTTGTTTTACTACTACACCAGAAGCTAAACTTGTTCTAGCAGGAGTAAAATCTTTAATCATTTTAAATAATGAATTATCAAAGAATTTAATTAATCTAATAAAATCAACTATATCATATCCTCGAATGTATTTTTCAAAATATGAATCTCTTAATCTATTTAAGTCTGGGTATGAATCTAATGAAGAAGATATGAATCTTGGATCACCTATATAATCTCCAAGGTTAAAATAACCTAATTGGGCATTAATATCATCATTAATTTGATTTGATGGTGAAAATGCTACTTCTAAATAATTAACATTTGGAGTGTAACTTTGACTTACAAATGAAGTTTGTTGTATTGACTCCATGGGAGAAATTACATCACTTGTTGTACTTGAAATAGTTGCTTGAGATGAAGTTGGTGTTTGAAAACCATAAGGTGCTTCAGCTAAAATTAAATTTTCATTATATATTTTATCTGTAATTCTATTTTTTATACCTGCTGGTACTTGGTCTTGATATATAAATTCTTTATTTTCTACATATAAGTTTTCACCTCTAAAGGATGGTCCAAAAGTGTTATAATCACTAGTATTATTACTAAATGATTGTGTAATTTGTACTGCTGATCCTGTTACTCTAGGGTGAATAGATGTTGGTGATATACTAGTAGGTATAGCGACAATGGTAGAGTCTTTAATTAATTGACTACCTAAGGCAGCTCTAAAAAATTGTTGGTCTGGTGTTGAATTAATACCATTTCCTTCGTTGGAATATGGGTTAACAGTATAATCGTAAAAATGGCTTTGGCTAATTTCATTTACATAGTATCTTAGTTCTTGGAATGATCCAGAAAAAGGAGTGTATATAGTACCATCAGTAAATACTACGTTTGTATTTTTATTTAAATACCCTATAGCAGCATCAAAATAATAAGCACTATCAAAACCTCCAACACTACTAGATTCATTAAATCCTATCTTACCATCTATTTCATTAGCAGCATACAAACTAGCACCCACACTAGGGTTATCAGTAACATTCATTTGAACCGACCACCAATCTCCATTAAAGAAAGGCAAATATACACTAGCACTTAAATCAGGATTATCTCCTTCAGCAGGTATCCACTTTAATGTACCATAAGTATCATATGGATCTGGTATTGATCCTGAGTAAGAGCCACTTATTAAACCTGATCCTGTGTATTCTAATACTAGATTACCACCACTTTCATCTGTTGAAAATATAGATTGTGAATATCTAATATTACCACTAGCAACATTATTTGTAGGTAAAGGTATATCAGCAGGTTTAAATCTTAATTGAATGGTTCGAGCTTTATTATTACCACCTTGAACAGGGAATTTGGGGTTTGCTTGTAAAGAAGATGATACAAAATTTGTAGCAGAAGCACCAGTATCAAATGCATAATTAAATACATTTTGTTTTAAATCATAATCCTGAGATTCGTTTCTATCTTTACCTCCAAATTCACTAATTCGTAAAATTGTATCTGGTATTCCATAAGAAGTAATTAACGCTCTTATACCAGCTATTGTACCTTTAGTTTTAAGTAAATATGGTATATTGTGGTAGATTCGTTTATATACTTGCTTTTGAACATTATTTAATGGCACTATATCATTTGAAGCAGATATTTCAGTATTTACGTACTCAAACCCAGATTCTGTTGGTAAACTACCAGTCATATATGGAAAAGGAAATGCACTTCCTGATGGGGTAATTCCTAAAAAGGCCGTAAATAAATCGTTTGTATTAAAATTACTAGCATATAATTTGACACCAAAATCTCTAATAGCATCTGCTACTAAATCTTTAGCTATACCATATTCTAAACGGTTATCAGCATCAAATTTATTTGATATATCTTTTGTATAAACCCAAACATTATCATAATATTGAGCAACCATATCAACAAATAATTCATATCCTTCATTTGCAGGGTCATCTCTTAAATATTCTGGAATAGACCAGTATAACCAATTTCTATTATTTTGATCGTAATTTGAAGCTGATAATGCTTGTCCCCCATAATATAGGTTCCCAACTGATGAGTTACCAATCCATTCTAGTACTTCAGTACTTCCTGTTGAATATAATTCAAAAGGAGGTTGAGTTGTTTGTTTTGGATATGAATATTGAGACCCACTATTAAAGTATAAAAAAGATTCGTAACCGTCAAAGTTTTTTATAATAGAATTAATTTGACCTGTTAATTGAGCTTTACTAGAGCTAAAAGCAGTAGTATTAGCTGTTTGACTTGTTATTAAATCTAAATTATCCGTTATTTGGTTACTAGCAGATTCAATTAATCCAACTTTATAATAAAAATTTTCTAAACGTATTTTAGCGGAACTAAAATGAATAAAATTTGCATAATTTTCATAATTAACATTAATATCAATTTCTTTTTGATCTAAAAGATTTTGAATTTGGTTAATTGAACTTGTTACATTTGATTGTAATAATGTATTAAATGAAAATGACTCTCCTCCTGTAGAAGTTTCTTGGGTTACATTTAAATTATAATTTGGACCTGATATATAAGTAAAATCATCTTCTATTATAGGTTCAAATGGGAAATTTAATTCATAAGCTTGAGAGGTAGATAATTCTTCAACAACCCATAATTCATCTTTTATATTAAAATTAGATGGTAAGGGTTCATATAATTTTATTAAAACAGTGGGGTCAATACCTTCTTCTGTTTCTAGTTTTAAATTGTTAGCTATTACTGTTTGATTTAAACCAAAATTAAGATAAAAATCTACAAAATATTCAGCATTTTCTCTATATTGAATAAAAGAATTAGATGAAGAAATTATTAATTCATTTGAAATAATATTACTATCTAACCTTACTTCAGTCCTATCAGATGATATATCAGAAATAAAATATTTTTGGGCAATATCAGAAGATAATCTTTTTCTATAAAAATTATATAGAATAGTATATGTCCCTAAATCGTAACCTGTATCTGTTAAATCTTTTTGAGGATCTAATAATACATCCCCGTCTCTTACATCATAATCTAATAAAGGAATTGTAGAACCTGGATATATTAAATTTTGTGATTGATCAAAAGCATAATACTCAATATAATCAGTATCTTTAGAAAATACTGTATCTAATTGGGACTGTACTATTAATTCTGAGTCTGCATTTGAATATGTTTGGTATTCAAATGTATCAGGATTTAAGCTATTTATTGTTATATTATCTTGATTCATATATTATTTTTAGTATCCACCACCGCCACCACCGCCGCCACTTCCTCCTGTTGAAGTTGTTGAAGCTCCTGTGTTTCCACTATTTGATGTAACTGCAGTATTAATTGATGTATTAGTATCTTCTGATAATGTTGTATTTGTTCCAATTATATTTTCATTAGCCGCTTGAATTTCCCTTTCAAATGCTAATAATGCCTCATTAGTAGCAGGATCATCTACTTTAGATGCTTCTATCCTTGCATTTTCCATCTGTGCTGTTAGTAAATCACTTCTTAATTGAGCTATTTCAGCTTGCAATGCTTGAATTTCATCATTAACTTCATCAAAATTAATATATTCACCACTAGTTCGTACCAGGTATTGATGAGAATTTGTTTCACCTAAAGCGGGTATATCATAAAAAAGAGAATTATATAATCCAAAGAATTCTTCAATATTAGGTTGAAGTTGTTGATCCTCAGTAATAGATACAGCACCAAGTTCATTAAAACTTGTATCTATAGTTTTAATATATTCAGCTTTATTAAAAACTTCTTTTACTAAATCTAGTCTTGCTTGGGCCATTATCTATTTATAACTTTAAAGTAATAATTATCATCTTTTATTATTGTACTACCATTAATAGTTGTTTGAATTAATATTTTATAATATCTTTCGGGTTGTAACCCATTCATATAAACATCAAAATAATTACTTGTTGAATCACAACTAATTTTTGTAAATTCTGGGTCAAAATCTATTAATGTTTCATTTGTATCTAAATCTTTAACAGAGTACATTGAACCACTATTTAAATAATGGTTGGTGGTATCTATTGATTGTGTTTGGAATCTTCTTACAGGAAAATCGGGTCTAACATTAAGTCTAAATCTATTTATACTTTCACTATAAAATATCCCAGGATTACTATCCAAAGCAACAAATAAATCTGCAGTATTAATAGGAGGTAAATTACCAGTTTGGAATTCTTGATCATCCCATTTTATTTCTAATTGAGGTGGGTATATTGTATTAGTATCAACAGAATAAAATTGCATAATTGGTTGAATAGCAGATGATGTCATAAACTCAAGTGGTTCTTCCCACTTAACTATAAACCCATCATTTACTATATTAGTATATCCTCCTATAGATTTTGAACTAGAATACCATACTTTAACTATATCGGTTACAGGAACATTTAAGTCTTTTTGTGATCTTAAAGTAAATGATTGTACTGCTTCAATATTAGTATTATATGGGTCACTAGAACCAGTATACCAGGTAGCACCACCTTGATTATTACTTCCAGACCAAGAAGCTGTTACATAAGTATCCCATCCACTAAGACTCCATTGTTGACCACCTTCAAATGTTTGATTTCTCCAACTAACACCATCGGTTGTAAAAGGAGAGTCTAAATAAGTTCCTGTACCATTACTCCATGAACCTGAAATTGGGTATACTTCTATATTAGTATTAAAATTAACTCCTTGGGCATTAGCAATAAAACATTTTAAACTACTTGAAAATTGTGTTCCACCTACTCTACTATCAATAACACTGTTTATTTCATCCTGGTCAAATTCTAATAAATACCTAAATACTTGTGGTATTGGATTGATACTAACATTTAAGTTACCTATTTCAATAATAGGATCAATACCAGTATTCATATTAGGATAAAATGAATAGATTGATGCATCTTGTAAAGGGAATAATTTATATACTGCCATAATTTTTTATTTTAATATCCTCCTAATGAATTAAAGTTTCCAGTCCCTAACGATACAACTTTACCTGTTATATCAGAATTTGAATTTTTTACTTCAAATATACTAGGATCTAAAGAAGGATAGATAATGCCATTTTGTGTTGCACCTGGGATATCGTATGCATATTGTGAATATCCACTATTAGTACCTGCTTTATTAATTATTTGAACTAATTGAACTGTTTGTACTCCAGGTATATTATCTAATGTTACACTTATTTCACTTAATATTATAGGTTGATTTATTTGCCATCTACTTATATTAAAATAATCTTGTAATGATGTTATACATCTAGCTAATACATCATTATTATTAAAATTAGGTAAAACAACTATTTCAAAATTAACGGCTATATTAATAATAAAAGCATCTTTAATATTAATTGTATCTCCTATCATTCTATATTGGTTAAGATAGGTTTTTAAATTTGTTTTAATAGTATTTGAAGATACTACTAAATTACCAGATGTATTATAAGCTAATATATATAAATCTAAAATAGTATCTGGGTCTTTAGTGCTAGGTTTTGTTGTAAAAGCTTTTGACAAATCACCAAATTTTGAAGGCATACTTAAAGCTCTAACTAAATAATCATCTGCTGTAACATTTCTTTGTTGTGTATTATAACTAGCTAAAGAATTTTGTCTAATTTCTTCTATTGTATCTCCATCACCACCACCAGAAGCTGCTAGGGGATTATTTACAGCTAAAGAATTAAATATAAATTGAGATATTCCAGTATTAGCTAGGTTTGAATTTTTAAAAAAAGTATTACTATTATTAATAGTATTAATGGTATTAGCATTTACATTAGCAGAAGTTCCTCCTCCAGTTAAATATCTTACTGTTAACGTTGTATTACTAGGGGCAGTTCCATAAGTATTTGTAAATATAAAATTTGTTGGGCTAAAAGCAGTTGTAAGCTTACTTTGACCAAATGGTAAACCAATTCCTATGTTATCTGAGTTAGGTGTAATTTGTTCATCTATTTGTAAAGCATTGCCAGATCCAAATTGTATCTGAAGAGTAGTTTCATTTAAATATCTTGTAACAAATCTATTATTTGTTGATTTTGTTCTTAAAATATAAGGAGCATCTCCATCTTGATATGTGTTAGGATCATTAACATTAGTATTTTGGATAGGGTCATATATTAAATCTTGACCTAAATAATCTACTTCATAATATTGATTTCCTTGGTCATCAAAAATATCAATAATACCACCTACATTATTAGAATTAATTTCTAAAGTTGGGAATTGTTGATAGGCTCCCATTGTAAAAGTTTCAGTATTTATAACTCCAGAAACTCCTCTTACACTCTTTTTTAACAAATAGTAAGCAGGTTCCCCATTAGTTATTTGAGCAACTGATACTTCTGTTGGATTATTAGAAGAAGATATTGAAAAATCAACTGCAGAATCAATAATAAAAGATTGACCTGTTTGAGTATTTAAAATTGTGCTCTCTCCTATAATTAAACTATAACTATAATCAGGCACAATAGATATTCCTTCTACTTTAGATGGAATTTGTTGGTATAAATCTATATCAACATAGGCTAGTCCTGTTGCCTTTGGTTTATAACTAAACATATAAGCAAGATCATATAAATTATCAAATTGTCTAGCATATTGTAGATACGTTTCTTGGATTTGATTATCTAAATAAAAAGATAAAACATCACTTACATAGGCCGCTTGTTCAATAAACATCATCCCCGGAGAAGCGGGGCTAAAATCAGTATATGTATTTGGAAAATAAGTTTGTGAATAATTAATAAGTTGAGACCTAATGTCATTAAAGTCTTTATTAATGTATGATATGTCTTTATTTAATAATGCCATTATGCAAAGTTTAATTCTAAAGTATCATTTATTCCTGTATTAGGTATACTATAGGTTATATTTATTTGTATTGTATTTTCTGATGTAGTTCTTAACACCTCTACATCTTCAACTTCTATATCAGAAAAATTTTGTTTTAGTTTTTGCTGAATATCTTCTTTTATAAAATCAAAATTTTGTATAGATATTGCTTTAAATATATATGCTCTTAACCCAGCACCAAATAAGGGATTTTGAATTCTTTCCCCAGGATTAGTTAAAAAATAATTTATTAAGTTGTTCTTAATAGCATCTCTAGTTTGATAATTAGGTTGGAATACACCAGGAGTACTAAATGGAATATTAACTCCAATAGCTACTCTAGGACGTAAATCATTAGGATATACTTTTCTTACTCCAAATGCCATAATTATTACCCTTTATTATTCATTAAACCCATTATTTGGTCTATACTTACATTTCCTTGTGGTAAAGTACCATTTGGTGAGGTTGTATCTACAGGACCAGTCATTTGTAAAGGTACATCTTTTGATGTAGCACTTAATGTACCATTAGCTCCGGGCATCATCCCTCCTAATACATTTTGTATATTTTCTTTCATTGCCATTCTTTTATCTTCAGGCATTTTTTGTTGTACTACAGGGTTTATTGAACCAGGTGTTCCTATATTTGTATTAGGTGTACTCATACTGTTTTCATAAACTACTGATTTAGGGGCACGAACGGCTTCAATAAGGATGTCTTTCATTTCCTCTTGTATAGCTTCCTTTACAGCTTCTTTTACAATAGTTTTTAATTGACTTAATTTCATGTTATATTGATTTATTATAAATATTAAACTAGTTAGCTTTTAAATTATTTTGTTGTATATAAAATACAAGCTCATCTATTAAAATTTGATCCGATGAACTAAATGAAGGTTCTCCTTTTAATAAAGTAATTCCTCTAGAATCTTTAGCTACAGCGAACCTTCTTTTTAAAGTCCCAACAGGGTTTTTATTATCAGTTTCTACACTAAAAATAAAACCATTTGTATTACCAATTATAGGATTCCCATCTTCAGCTTCTTCTTCAGCTAAATCAAGTAATTCTTGGTTAATAGCTTCTAATTCTAAATTTCCAGCTCCATTTTCCTCTGCACACTCTTGAGCCATTTGGTCGATAGATTTTAATAATAATACAACGGTTGTAGCTGCTGCTATTAAAAATATTAATGATACAAAAGTAGCTCTACTTGTTTCTTCATTATCTTCTTCTAAATCTTTTAATGTAGCCGTTATATCTTGTAATTTAGCAGACATGGAATATGGTTGTGCAAAAATTAGCCCACCAAAATCTTTAGCTGGAGGTACCCCTACTGCTTGAGGGAGTGGTATTGCATTTAACCCTAGTCTAACTCCTTTTAATACTTTTGCTAATGCCATAAAAGCTACAGCTATAGCAGTATTTATAGTAATTGTTTTAAATATTTGATTTAATTGTCTTACTACTCTATTTCTAGTTCTAATAACATCGGCTAAAGCCTCGGGAGTAGGGCAAGTTTTTCTATTTGCTTGAGTTAATTTTGATATACCAAAAGCTAATAATAATGATATAGCTAATGGAATTAATTTAGTTTTAATAGTATCTAATACTTTTGCAATACTAAGTTTTTTAGCTGAGATGATTTTATCAAAAGTATCCATAGCAAGACCTGCTACTGTAGATTGTACCTGGTCAATTTTATCATTAAAATCTTGAGCTATATCTAGGGCTGCTTCCTCAAGGTTTATTAAACTGGTAAGTGGTAAATCTGTTTTTATTGTTTTATCACCATTTATAATTGCTTGAGTTCCAGGAATATATTTACTTTTTGAATATAGTAAACCAAAAATAAGTGGGGTTTTTTGATTTTCGGGAATTATAGGTATTTTAACTTTAATAGAAAAATTGCCTGCTTTATCAGTTCTAGTACTTTGTCCTGGTATGGGAATAAAAATTAAATCATTTAAATTAATTGGCTGTTTGTTAGGGAGTAAATTTTTAGGAACATTTAAAGGATTATCAACCTCAGCTTTTGTTTCTACAAAATCTTGATTAACTCCTAATGTTACTCTTGCTCCCTTTATAGGAGTATTAGTATTTTTATCTTGAAGTCTACCTACTATAGTATATTCTTGTAAAATAGGTGTTTGACTTTTTAATTTTGCTTTTAAGGCAGATATTTCTTCTCTTATTCTATTTTGTGTTTTTTCTACATCATTAGATAAATTTGCCTTTCTTTGTTCAATTTTTTCTTTTCTACTTAATCTTCTATTTTGTCTTTTTTCTCTTCTTTGTTCTCTAGTTAAATTAGAACCTAAAGATAAATTTATTTCTTTTTCTGATGCTTCTTTTAAAGTAGAAAGATCTATATTATATTTAGTTGATAATTCTTGAATTCTATTAAGTATATCAGCTATAGGTAATGCATCCCCTAATAAAGATTTACCTTGGGGTGTAGCAAGTGATTGTTGAACTAGTTGTAAAAGAGCTTCTTCTCCCATTTTATATAGCTTTTACAATTTTGGATTTATAACTATTAATACTATTTAGCATTAATGATATTTGTGTTTTTGTTGAACCTGCTGTTCCAGTACTTAAAAATAATTTAGGTTCTATCGAAAGAGTTTGACACATAGCTTGAAGTTTTTTTAAAAGATTTTCAAAATCATCTAAAAATGTATCACCTAACATTACAGATTGGTTAGCACTAGTATCTCCTAATCTAATATTATTTTTTGCAGATTGTAAAACAATATCTCCTTCTTGAGAGTATATACCTGTTGTATTTATTGAGGTTAATGATATAGTACTTTGAGAATTTAATATAATACTATCTGCTTTTGTATTAAAAACTAATCTATCTGAATTAATCATTACTTGACTTCCTTGGTAAGACCCCAATGATTCTGGGATATTATTACTTATTGTTGGGTTATTAGTTATAGAAGAAGATAATGGTATTGATTGATTTGAAGTTAAATAAATTGAAGATAAATCCTTATTTATATTTTCAATAGTTGGTAAATATCCTTCCTTACTAGCATCAGTAGGTTGACCATTTCTAAGTATAGTAATAGGATTGCCATTTTCTCCTGTACTTGACCAATTATTATTATATAATATGTTACTTGTTTTTGCTGTACTTCCGAATCTTATACTATTTCCCCATCTACCTTCTGTTATTATATCCCCAGCAAAAGCTAATAATGGGTGGATATTAGATTTTTCAGTAAAAGTACCTTCTGTAAATGGAGAATTATAACTATAATCAACTTCTTCTTTAGTAGATTTTCGAGTTTGCCCTTGTTCTATAGCTTGGTAACTTTTTTGTTGTGAAGCTTGAACTTGAGGTGTTGTATTTAAATTAGGATAAGCATTTAAATGGGGATTATTCCAAATAGAAATAGGATTTATGTAAAAATATTTTTTAGTATTACTATTTAAATTTACATTATTATCAGGTAATAAAAATAATAAAACTAATTCATTTACTAATGGATAATTTTTAGCATAAGGAATTAAAGGTGAGGCTGTTGAAGGATTTTTAGAAAGTGATAAATTAGGTGAACCCTCTACCGCTTCAAAAAATACCATACCCAAAGAGGACCACCCACCATAAGTATCAAACTTAGGATGATCATCATTTAATATAATATCTGTTACTCTAACTGACATCATACTAGATGCTAAGGAGTCTAATTGTTTCTGAGTTGATCCTTGATTATCATTACTAGTATTTAATTGAGCATTAACCCCAGCAAATCCATATTTATGCGCCATCTTTTTTATCTTCGAAATTAGTATTGAGTTTATCTAACTCCTCCATTAATTGTTGTTTTTCTTCTTCTGTTATTCCCATTGATTCTTCACCACCACTATTATTAAGCGCACGCTGTACTATAGTAGCCATTTTAATTAATTGTTCATCGTTTCGAACACCAATTTCCATATATTCTTTAATAAGTGGAACAATTAAAGTAGCATCACCTATATCATTTATAAGGGGTTTTAATTCTGAAATTAAACCCGTAATTTGGGTTTCTTTTTTCTTTTGGTTATCATAAATTTCACTTAAAATATCCGAAAACTTTTTCTTTTTAAATACAATATTATCTAATGATCCCATAATGTTATTTTATTATAAATATGGATATAGAAAAGACTTAGAATCTAGCGTAACCGTTTTCTAGAAAGAATATATATTGTTGTTTAAATATATCATGAAGTTTATCAGCTATTTTAGTAATCTTAGGGGTTTTTACATCAACCATTTCTCTAATGTATATATAAAGTGCTTTTTTATTAAATACCTCTAATGTTTCTCTTTTTCTAAATAATTCTAAAATTGCATCTGCTATCTGTGCATCATTTTTTTTAGGAAATAATTCAAATATATTTTCTGATACATGGGTTACAAATAAATCTACATATTTATCTAAATCAGATTTAGTTTTTTCATCTCCCTGGGAGTATGTGTGAGTTGAATTTTCATTAGTTAATACTTCAACTCCTACTTTCTTTATCTTTTTTTTATAATTTTTAGTATTATATAATATTAACCATCTTTTAACAATTGTACCAAAATAAGAATATGCTTTTGCACCACGACTTGGATCAAATAAATGTATTTTAGATAACAAAAAGGTGATTATCTCATGTTGTAAATGTTCTAGATTTTCTACTTCAGTATGATAAAATTTAAAGGTATGAATAATATTCTGTGTGAGCTTAAAAAACGCGAAATGGATTTCACGTTCATATATTTTAGATCTAATTTCAGAATCTTTAGTATTATTATATAATACAATAGCATTTTCTGTATCTTGAGTAAAATAATTTTTACTCTTTTTCCTTCTTTTCCTTACCATAAATTAAGAATTAGTTTTAAATTGAGATAAACCTTTTTGTAAAACCTTTATTTCATTAAAAAACCAACCTATTTCATCATCACTTTTAAATGTGCCTTTTTTATCGATTTGTTCTAATCTTTTTTCTGTAAAAATTGCTTGTTCTTCTACTTTATTAATAAATACTTGTTGTGAATATATAATATCTTCTGCCTTTTCATTTTTACCCAAAAGATTAAAAGTCGTATATCCAAGGATAACGACTAATAAACCTAATATTATAATAATAATTTCTAACATCATAAACTATCTAACATGTTTTTTAATCCTGTACTTGCGACACTATTTAATGCCTTAGCTTTAGAAGATTTTATATTGCCAGATAATGTATAATTTTTCTTTGGCTGCTCCACACTATCTTTAGAAAACTTTGGTAACCATTCTTGCTCAAATTCAATACGTGCAGCCATTAAGTCAGCTTGATGTAAAATATATGGTAAAGATGTGCGGGGTTTTTGTTCTGGCATAAATGCCTTTAAATATTTTTCATTAGCAATATCATATAAACCATCATGGGTTTGAATTGCTACCATTTCATTAAATGAATAAGAAATATCATGCTGTTGGAGTAAAAATAACCCACGATCTGGAACAGAACAGAATGCTAATTTTTTATTAAACATATAATCTTCACCTAGTTTATCTTTTCTCCACTTATCTGTCTGAGGTATGTAAGATTCATGTTCTTTATCACCCATTTTACCTAAATCATGGTTAATGGCAGAAAATACTAATTCTTCTTTAGTAAATGTAGTCATATCACAACCCATTTCTTCCCACATATCATATAATCTAAGAGATCCTTCAACTACTCTATTTACATGGGCAACATAACCACCTGGAAATGCACCATGGTATTCTTTTTTATGAGCAGCTGGCATTAGTATGACACGTTCTTCATAGCGTTTATAAAAACTAGATAATTGCTCCCCTCTATTTCCTGGGATGTGAACATTTATATTATCTAAAAATATTTCCCAATTTGCTTGAATTTGTTCTGCTGATAATTCCATAACTTTTATTTTAAATTTGCTCTTAATGCTTTTGCTTCTTCTTTTGTATTTAAGAATTTAGCCCATTTTCCATCTGGGCAAGATGATATTAATGATCTAGTTTTTGTCTGCATCGCACATCCACATAAGGTACAACAAGGTTGTGTACCGGGCACGGTACAACTCTTTCCTATTGTATCTAAATATTGACAAGTCCTGCAAATCGACCATCTAATAGCTGCTATTTCTTCAACATCTTCTTTTTTAAAGATTCGGTTTTTAATACCTTCATAAATTGCAGGCATATTACCAAATGCTGATATTAGTTGGTTTATTCTTCTCAATTTATCTAACTGAACTATTTTGTTCTGAATGTGAATGAGGTTCTCTTTCAATCATAGTTCTAATATCATCAGCTATGCCTTGGGCTTTAATAATATTAGCTTTATAGGATTCAATGGGTTCTTGAGTATTTACGATTCTCTGGAGGTTTATTAGAGTATGTTCTAATGATTCTAACTTTCGGTAAATTAATTCTCTATTTCTCATAACTTTATTATATATTTAATATGGGTAACGTTTACCCCTTTACTCCTTTATTTCCATTCCCTTTTTATTCCTTATTTCCTAAACCTGTAATTATAATGTACGAGGGGTTTTTTGTATATCCTAGTTATTTTTTAAATTTCTTTAACTACTTCTTTTATTTTATAAAGATGTGCACATTTTTCATATTCTTCATATTGTTCAAAAAATTGAATTGCACTACCTAATGCTTTAGAAAATATTTTACTATCAAAATTTATAATAGCATTTACATCATCATGTTTATCTAAATTGATATTTTGGATATAAGACCATGCTCTATTATATACAGTAAATTCAGATGCCTCTTTTGTAGATTCTACATTATAATTAGGTTGTTCTTTTTTTAAAAATTTTTCTAATTTAAGATGAAATACATGGTGGTTTTGAATTAATTTGACAAACATACCTATTTTAGCAAAAGGACCGTTCATAAAATCCTTAATTTCAGATTTAGTTTTATCATCCGAAATTTCTTTACCATCAACAAATAATTGAAATATTTTATCTTTATTTATCATACTTAATTTATTATAAATATGTATTACTTATTTAGATCTGCTAATTCAAATTCAATATCTTTTTGAATTTGCTTTAATATTTCATATTCTTTAACAACATCTTTTTTTTCTGGATTGTCTGGGTGGTATCTCCATACTTCATCCATTACAGTTGATGTAGCTACTAAATCATTAATTAATTCTGATTTTTGTTGGTCTAATTCTTCTTGTTTTGACATATTATTTAAATTTATTACCTATTAAGTTAATTGTTTCTTTTGCCTCTTCCAAACTAATTTGAAAAAATTCTTTACTACTGTTAACACGTTGTGCCTTTAATTTATGGTGTACTTCTCTTTCTACCATTTCACCATTAAAACATTGATATGCCCATTCTACTATATAAGGCAAAGCAACCCCAGTAGCAGAAGATATTTGTTTAGCTCTTTCTTCTGGTGGTTTTTTAGTATATCCTATTTTTAATAACCCAGGTTGGGTTGGGTTTGATAGTATGTAAACCCATTGATCTCCATCACCTTTATCCGCATATAACCCATATTTTTTATCGGTATAATACGTTACATTCTCCCATCCATCCCCTTTTGCGCTAGGTGTTAGGGTAAAATATTTAGCATGTTCTAAATCCGTGTTTCCATAGTTTTCCCTTAATGGGATAAACTGTTTAGCTTCTTGAATTGTAATTTTATCTAGACTCATTCGAATATAATTTTAAATTCTTTTTCTATTTCTATATTATTAGGAAATATAGTTTTAATAAATACTTTAGCTGTATCCCCTACCATTTGATTATCAAAAAATATTTGCTGTTGTGGGTGGGTATTATATTTACTACAGGTTCCTAAACTATTAATATCCGAGTTAGGATTGTATGAATAACCTGCTATGTTAAGTGGTGGGAAATTGTTAGCCATATCCTCAATTGTATAAGTTAAATTACCTATTGGAATTGGGTTATTAAAATTACCATCTGTAAAGTATCCTAACACACTATATAAAGGTACTGTAAAAGTAATACCATTTATCCATACCCAATAATTAGAATCAAAAATAGTTTCAATCAAAGGTACCCCATTTACAACATAATCTGGATGTAATTCACTTGTATTACCCTTTAAAGTAAAATATTGTATACCTTGGTGTGAAATATGCCAATAATCGTTAATGTCTTGGTATACTCCTGGTGATACTAATGGATCTATTGCAAATTCTACATTACAATCTCCATCTAAACAAGGATAATTATTAATAAGCTCCTCTGGGCTACATGCCCAAAGGAAACTTATTAAGGTTATGTAAATTAACTTTCTCATTATGCTACTAATTCTAATGCTTTACTAAACATTTTTTTATTTACGTCCTGATCTTGCTTAAAATTCTTAATAACTCGAGCTTGACGAATTTTTCCACCTTGAGTTTTATACTCAAAATTACCTTCAATAATATTCTCCTGGACTCTATTAAATACTTCCCAAAGCATATTACCTTCATCTTTTTTACGTTGAGATTCTAAAACGTCTTCAATTGCTTGATCATCGTAAGTATTGTTAGTACCTTCTACTCTAATATCTAGAAATGATTTAGCAAGATTAAACATTTGCTCTTCTTCTAATTCAACAGCTTTCATTTTATTCATTGCTTCTACTGTTAAAGGTAATTTTTCAACCATACCTCTAATTAATACTTGCAAATCCTCAAACGTATAACCCATATGACGCATTTTTAAATCTGCAAATTCATCTGTAGCTATAATTAAACCATTTTCACAAATCATTCTAAACAATCCTGCTGTAAATTGGAAGGCATTTTTACCATCATGAGAATTAGTAATTAATATTTGAGGATAAACTGTATCTCCATCTTCACCATTAATTACAACATCATCATTTCTAAATACCAGCATATGCTTTTGAACACCCTGTGTATTTTTAGTTCTTGCTTTAACTTCCTTAGCATCAACGGGTTTCCAACCTAATAACTCCATATCATCAATTACTCTTTCCGTAGGAATATGTGTATATTTTTCTGATACTTCGCTTGAAGGTTTCATTGTGAAGATACTTGGAGCGATCTCATTTAACTCTTTCTTACTTAAAAACTTACTACTTTCTAAATTTAACATATGACCTTTATTTAATTTTAATTATTTATTTATACCTAAATATACGAAAGGTAGCCTGGGGAGCCAAGCTACCTACGCATTACTTTTAAATTAACTATAAACTTCTGTTGTGAATACTTTTTTAACTAGTAAACTTGGTGCTACTGTATATGAACCTCTATCACCTTGAACTTTAATATTTTTAGTATTAATTTTAATAACTCTAAATGTTTCATTAGGAGATATTTTTTTATGATCAATACCTACATTATCACCTATTCTAAATGATAATTTAGCATCATAGGCAAGTTCTGTTTTTCTAATAGAAACTACATTTTTAATTTTATTAAATTCTTGTAAATCTGAATTTTTAATGAATTCTAACACTTCGTTTAAATTTAACATAACCTTTATTTATTTAATTTTTAATCGCTCGAACCATTCGAACACGTAAATATACGAACCCTATCCCGGGGAGCCAAGCTTCCCGTGCATTACTTTAGGAAAACATTCTATTCCAAGTTAACCAACTAGGCTCACTTACTTTTTGACCATCTCTTAAGACGATACATCTATTACCATTTTTACTTACATTTAGTAACTCATTGTTACCTAAATAATTTTCACCAATCGCACTACGCAATTCATCTACTTTACCTAAACCATCAAACTTGTCTTGAATACTTAAATCTAACATATAACCTTTATTTAATTAGTGTTGCAACTTCATTATTACAACATGGTAAATATACGAATAATATCTCAAGTAACCAAATCTCCGGCGCATTATCTTTGTTTTCTTTTTATATATTTATAACAAAATATTTCATGGAATACTCAGCAACTGAATTAAAAGGGTCAGGAAGTTTAAATAAAACAATACTAGAATCAAATCAAGATTATACTTTTTTTATATATAGAGTACCCAATCAAACTGGTCAATCACCAAATTTAAGTGGCTCAGGCTATTTTACATTTGAAACTAAAAGAAATGCTTTAGGTAATTATAGTGGTTCTATTCCTTATGTAGCGAATGCTGCTTTAAACCCAAGTGTAGCTAGTAATAATACAGGATCATTTGGAGTTAAAACTTTAGTGTCTTCTTCTTATATATTTTCATATGATTTATATGCAACAACTTCTTCAAATGCAGTTGCCCCTTTTAATCAATTTACAGCAACATCTTCATTTGAGTTTAACCCCTCAACTACAGTACCCTTAAATTCAGTTTATTTTAGAGCTACAGGAGATTATGAAATGGAGGTTGTCCCAGAAACACAAACTTGTGGGGCTGTTCAAAACTTTCAAGGGGGGCAAAATTATCCTACCCAATTACAAAGTCTTGTAGGAAGTGGGACAGGGACAGTAACATTAACACCACAACCCTTTGTTATTCCCGATAGATGGATTGTAAGATGGGATGGGGGAGTTGTTATAGAAACAGGTTATATATCTACTACTCCTAATGGATATAATGTAGGAGGGGGAAATAGAAATCAATTCCAACTAGCTTTACAAGGAAGAACAGCCCCCGAAGGGGGAACTTATCCTTTAACACCCGGAGGTACTGCTCCTAATGTAATTGCAAGTGATGGATACCCTCAAGTCAATGCTATTGGAACTTACACTTTTAACAAAAATAATTCCACTAGTGTAGCAAATGTAGAAATTTATGGACCATTACCAAATACAGGTTGGTTTAGCACATTAAGCTGCCCAGCATAAAGGCGGAAAACGACTCTTTCTCTTATACATATCCACATCTATACATCCGTATATATAATATACTCACATTTATTTTATAAAACTACGTGGACCCTTTGATTGGGGTTCGTATATTATGGTATCATAAAAATAGAACAAAATGGAATTAATTTATTTTATTAGTGGGGTACTAACGGTAGGAACAGTATATGGGGTTTTGTTGCTACGTAAAGTAAAATCGTCATATGATGAAGTTCTGGAGGAGTCGTCACGATTATATTCGCTCACCCAAATGACACAAGATGAAATTGCAGGAAAATTTGATAGTGTAAGGGAGCAATTAATTGAGGTTCTGGATAATAATGAGAAGTTAGGAAAACAGATGAGTGATGATGCGTATGCGGGTAACACTGAATTAAATGAGCGAATAACAGATTTAGCAAAGGAATTTAATAGGCAAGGCATGGGCAATAAAAAATTATTTGATGTAGCGGATAGTCAATTTAGGAAAATTAATTCGGATATACAAATTTTAAATAGTGCGTTAAAACGTTTCCAAGACGATCCGGATTTAAAAGCAAGATATTGATGAGGTTTGCACTTATTGCACATGATAACAAGAAAGCCGACATGGTTGCTTTTGTTTCTAAACGTTTGCCTTTCTTTAACCGAAAAGATGTCCAAATTGTTACAACAGGTACTACGGGGAAGAAAGTAAAGCATGCGGGGATAGATAACGTAGATACAGTAAATTCAGGTCCATTAGGTGGGGACGCTGAAATAGCTGCTATGGTTGTAAGGGGTGAGATAACTGGAGTTATATTCATGAGAGACCCACTAGATAAACACCCACATGACGTAGATATTAATATGTTAATGAGATTATGTGATGTACATGATATACCACTGGCAACTAATTATAGGACTGCCTCTATATTAATAAAATATTTTAAACGAAGTAAATAATATAAGTATATATTTTCCTCGACGCCAAAAAGGTTTTGAAAAAAGAAGGTTGCCATTTTACTATTTTTAAAATTTTGGCGTTAATTGGAAAAAGCCCCCTTAATTGGGGGCTTCATTATATCTAAATATACATTATATAAGTATATACAATCCGAGGGTGTAAGATCGTGTGCGAGCTATAAATTGTGCTACACCCTTCCCTCACGTATACACGCATATATGGACACCAACGCGTATGGGATTATGTATGTATATATGCGGCGGTACGCCGACGTAATTATAGTATTAAGTATGTAGTCAGTATGTACGGGTAAGGTAGTAAGTACCACGTATAGAAGTGCCACCGCGGTATTTGTACCCACGGTGGTTATTATTATGTTTAGTATATTACCCTATGCGATCGCATTTAGGGCATTGCTCGTCTGGATATAATGTTGTGTCATC